CCTGAAAGTATGCCTGTGCCATAATCAGCACCAGCACCGCCAGAACGCTTACCTCTTGTGCGCTTTGACCCTCTGGTAGAGCGTCCACCAGTTAAGCCTACGTTACCAGCATCATCTGGCACAATCTCGCTTGTCACCTCTGATGTAACCGCGCCAGACCCGTCACCGCCTTGCGTGTCAAATAACATAGCCGTGTCACCGCCAGCCGATTTGCGTCCTAGCATTTGTCCATCTTTGGTTTGAACACCAACCGTAACGTATCTGCCACTAGACGATAGAGCCTTTGTAGGTGTGCCGCCAGCTTTCAAAGCGTCAATTTGTTTTTGCAAATTTAGCCTAGACATTGCGCCTAATGTACCAGGAACTACATTCTGCATCCTTTTTTGTAAATCGTAGATAGCCCCCTGCCGTATAGTGTCTTGCGCTACAGCACTGCCAGAACTTTGTGATTGATATTCAGACTCTTGGAACGCTTGGCGTTGTTGTACGCCTTGAGAAGTTAAAACCCCAGAGCCAGAAGAACTACGCACAATATTGCCGCCAGAGGTAACATAGTTGCCACCACTGGAGCCGCCTAAAGTCTTTTCTTCTTTACGCTGCCTGTTCTTTTTTGCTTGGTACTGCATAGGGGCTGCATCATAACCACCACTATCAGAACCGCCACCGCCACCGCCCATGACTTACTCCTTTACTATATGAAACCCTAGTTTACGCTTTTCAGTTCTTAACCAAAAACATTGGGAATACCCCATAGAACATATCAGACTTTTCAAGCAACGGAAAGACACAGACACATCACGCGCACCGCCCAAGCATATAAAGTCAATAATCCAAATGTCCTCACCCTGTGCATAGTACCCATCAACAGGGAATGTATTAGTGCTGAAATACTCCTGTATATGCGCCTCTAGCGGAAACGCAAAAGTGGCAAAGAAGTATAATCCCTCATCATCATCTACACCAGTTACGAACTGACCTAAAGAAAGAGGTATATCTATATGATTTACAACAGCTTCATCATCCCATCCACGATGGTAAGGGCTGTTAGAAACCATGTTCATTATCTTTTCATAGGTTTCTTCTGTCATATCGTAAACGGATTATAGTCATTCATCGCCATCGCTTGAGGAGACTTGACCATAGTTTGTTTATTCTCCAACCCAATAGCCAAATACCTAAACGCATCCGCAGCATGGCTTGTGAAGTCATGGCGTGGATGATCTCTGAAAACTTTTTTCTTTTCATCAAACTCTTGGCGATATTGACGCAACATCTCAACACCTTCATGTGTCTTATCCCTATCAAAGTAACACTTAGGAAGCATCATACGAGCCGCATTGATGCCATCTATTATCTTCATCTTAGGTATAACTCTAAAGCGTATGCCTAGCCCGAAAGCCACCTCTAGCCTTGATTTACCGCTACCAAGTTCTCGAACCTCAATATCGTGTGGCGCAAGATGATCGCCCCAATGGTAATCTTTCTGCCGCAAAACCTCTGCATAGTGGTCTAACCCCACCCCACCGTTCTCATAATAATCTATAACGTGGACTGCACCGCCTCTAAATATCTGGGCAAACCAGATAGCCGTACTATCGTTTATACCCAAATCCCATGCCGTATGCACAGGATAAGCAGGATCATACGGCACTCTAGTAATTCTGTTATTATCATCGGCATCAGCCAGCAACTTCCCATAGTACGCTCCTACAATAGCGGCAGTAAACGAACACTCATATTCTTGCTCATACTGCTCTGGTGTCATCATAGACTTAGCAGCATCCAGTTCTGTTTCTGGCACTAACTCACTCTCAGAAGCCTTAACTATCTTCCAATACCACTGGTCACTTTCATTAGCTGTCTCTTGTTTGGCTTGCTCTAATAAATCAAAGAAATGATTATGCCCTGCTGGCGTACCTAAAAAAACAGCACCACCCTGTCTATCGGATAGTGCTGGTCTAACAACCTCGCCCCATACTCTAGGGTTCTGCATACCAAATTCATCAAACACACACAGGTCTAAGTAAATACCACGGAGACTGTCAGGGTTCTCAGCAGACAAAAGCATTAACCGCCCACCATTGGGAAAGTCTACTCTAAGTTCTGTCTCATTAAAGGTAACACCTGGTATCACACCAGCATAATACTTTACATAATCCCAAGCTATCCGCTTGGCCTGTGTAAAGGTAGGGGCAACAAAGGCCACTCTAGGTCTGGGCAACTCACAAGTAAGACAATGCTTTATTAAATGATTAACAGCCCACACAGTCTTGCCAAAGCGTCTGTGCATCACAAGAACATTCCAACGCTTTACACTCTGGTGCATCTCAGCTTGCAATGCTCTTGGCTTATAAGGGATTTTAACTTGCATCAGTTTCCCAAACTATCTTAACAGTGCCATCACCTATCTCAACACCAGCCCTGTTCTTCTGATCACCAAATCTATCAGGCATCAGCTTGCCAACTTTCCAACGCACATGAGTAGCATAGTCCCTCAACACATTAGGGTCATAATCCTTCTCACCCCTTAACCTCTGCTGATATAACTCATCTAACTCCTCTACAGCCTTCTCAGCACTCTGCTGCTGGGCAACCCGTATCTGCCTCTCTAAGTCAGCATCCTCTGCCATACGGCTATAAATATTAGCACGACTTATCTTTAACTCAGTACAAGCCCTAGCAAGACTATGACCATCCATAATCTTTGCAGTCAGTGCATCTATTCTCTGCGTAGTTAACTTTGCCATGAACACCTCTTTGCATAAGCATAGTAAGTTAGGCTGTGTGTTGCAATGTAGTATTTAACATATAGAAAGCCAGCACCGATTGCTGGGGGGTACAGGCCAGCCAGCAAGCCCCCACATGGCAAGCAAACCAGCAAGCAAACTGCCTAGCATTGCCACGCAAAACAACGTCTGTTTGTATGTGATGAGACACACAAAAACACACCACACAAACCAAACAATTCAAGCTGGCATATCATGCAAGCCATGCAGCTATATAGTATATAATGTTGGGAAAGCATTGCCAGCAATGTTTGCTTATAGGCAATGTGTGCTTTAACAAATATCATAAATAAAAGGTGTTGACAATGTGAACAGTGTGCATTATGTATAGGATAAGACTAGCAAACAACATAAGGATCAAACCAATGAATAGAACTAAACTCGACTACACACCAGCCAAGCGCAAATCAGTTACAATAGTTGATATTATATGCTGGATGCTAATCGGCATTGGAATCTTGCTTGCAGTATCTTTTGATATTGTTTTAGCCAATCCGAATCAGCTGCCCTGGCTTACTCTATTAATGGGATTTATAGGCATTATATGCCTGTTTTTGCCTTCTATCGTTGCATCATTAGAAAACTAAACACTAGCAAAGAGGATCAAATCAATGAAGCAATATAAAGTAACATATAAAGCCTTTGATATGGATAACAAACCATTGGTCAAGGTTTTTGATCAATGGTATGAAGCTGAACAATGGATTCAGGATGAAAAGCAAGCAAGGATCGACCATACGATCCAGCATTGCCCATATTATATAAACGAATCTGATCTGGCAGATATAGAAAGATCAGAGCATAGCCTGATCAGTGTTGAACAGATATAGAAAGGATCAATACAATGAAAACATATAAAGAAATTTCCCACGCATATCCTACCAGTCACAATGCCAAGAAATTAGGATTTTATAAAACTGGCTGCTATTATGTAGAATTAACCCATCACAATATTGAGGAATCAGGCCAATCAAACAGCTTTATTCCGCATGATATGATCGGGTTTGCTGATAAGTATGATCCAGATTTAATATCACTGTTATCAGAATATAGTTTTGATCTGCATCCAGATGCAGTACGGATCGCCAATAAAGATATAGATCAGGCATGGCGGATCGGTAAAACAAAAGAGCAGATGATAAAGGATCAGCTAATAGAAAAAGCTGGTATCAATAAATCATGGGCAGATGATCATATTGAGATCATCATGGGATAAACAAACAAGGCTTGGCTGGCCTTGCCAGCCTTGCCTAGTAATGATCGGGCAATGTTCGGTTATTACTTGGCAATCATGCCAAACTAGCAAGCAATGAAAGGATCAAATCATGCTTAAACAAGACAGCCTAAACGATATATTATGCGATCTATACGATATAAAAAACCAAGCCAATCTGCACAAATTTGGTTTGTTGCCAAAAGATAATGAAGGCACAGAAACAACAATAAGCGATTGTGTAGAAAATATCATTGAACACTTAGAAGAATTATGAATCACGCTAGCATAGCAAGCAATGAAAGGATCAAGACTATGAAGATTAAACTACAAAAACTTGTATCAATAACAGAAAGCAACGTAGGCCAGAAACGCGATAAAATAGAACATGGCTTTTATAAAGAGATCGCGATCATACAAGGCGAAAACAAAACGCCATGCAGATTCCGCTTTTACAATACAGGCCAGACTATCCACTGTATCGCTTGGCTATCAGGTGATGAACATTACACTAGCGGCTATGGTAAGGCTGGCGGGTATGGTTACTGCAAAGAATCTGCCGCAATGGAAAGCGCGATCATTGATTCAGGGATCACAATGGATCGGCATTGGGGGGGATCAGGTGATCAATCCATGCGCGAGGCTGCCCGTGATATTGCTAAGAAGTTAACAGGCAAGCGCAAGTTTATCTTACATACTGCGCACGCATAGGAAAGGATCAAGCCATGACTATTAAAGAGTTTTTATTTGAAGCAATGATCAGCTTGTTATTTTTCACAATGCTGATCGGGTCAATGGTGTTCTGTTTAATCGCCTTTGCATAGCGTGTAAGCCTTATTTCTGCCTTGTCTGGTACTGATACACTAGGCAAGGCAGTGATAAGCCTTAAACAGGCTTAAATCGCCAATAATGGCATAACTAGCAAGAAAAGGATCAATAAAATGATACATTATATTATTTGGGGCAAGTATGGATCGGATAATCTGGAATCGCTTATATGCGAGAAAGTAAACGGGGATTATATCAGAACAAGAAAGCAAGCTGAATCAATCATTGAATACTGGCAAGGCAAAATTGATCGCCATGAAATATTTGGGATCAGAGATTGGCGAATCCAGAAAGTAAACCTAGCAGAAAAGCCTGATTTTATCAGCGCGATCAACGTATAGCAGAGAAAGGGCAAACAATGGAAAAGACTATTATTGAATCACTATCGCCACAAATAGCACAAATCAGGCTAACCGATACCATGATCAATAAATATATCATGGACGCAAAACAGGACACGCAAAAACTAGCTGCCTTGTTTGGTGTTGATTACAGCCTTATAGAGAAAGGGCAGAAAGTTACAGTTAAGGGCGTCTGGCATGACGGATCAGCCTGTAACATTACTTT